TCATAGCGTACTTGCTTCTTGCCAAGGGTCTTAGCACAGTACGATAAGATAGACCACTCTTTAACAATCTGGTTCAGTCCAATGTTTACTTTGAACAGACTCCAGACGTAGGCTACGATGGGGCTTGTCTCAATGTCTAAGGTTATGATCTTAGGGCCAACTACTGGCACGACTCGCATGTCCCATCGGTACCGCAGTATGCTGGGCCTAGGTCAAAGTCATCAGTTGCTAGGTGACTAGCTAAGGCTTCACTGGGGTGACTTCCTTGCAGCACGGGTTGCTCTTGCTTTGGTGTTTCTTCTGCCATGTTACGGCCCTTTGTTAAAGTGGTTAATTACTGCCTGAGCAAACTTGACTAACTCTGTTGGGCTCGCGTCATTTTTCATGCTGTTGGCACGGTGACTTATCACCCATACGTTACCCGGCACGTAGCCCAACGCTGGGTCTATGCGGTCTAGGCTGGGGCTGTTGTGGGCAAGCACCCCTAGTTGGGTTTCAAGAGCAAGACCAAGCAAAGGACACACTGCCGGGATTACAATATCTTTTTCGGATATTGTGCAGGGTTGTCCACGTTCCTTTGCCCTGTGCCTTGCGTTAGACAGCATAAAGAACTCTGGTCGTTGCTTTCGCTTACGTGCATTGTGTTCTCTGGAGTAGCTTCTTACGGACTCTCTGTTGAGGGCCCGGTAGGTACGCATGTATTCTATGCGTTTCTCTCGGTTGTCTGCATACCATTTACCAAACTTACTTTGTGGCCCGCCTTTCTCTGGCGAGTTTGTTTCGTCGTTCACGTTTGTCTTCCTCTGTTCGGTACGTTGGGTGTAAGTACCCGGTCTGGTTTGTCAAGTGTCGCTGTAGGTACGCCGCTACACCATTAGTAAACGCTGCAAGATTAGTCACACCGTACCTTTTGTATGAGTTTTCTATTTTACCTAGGACGGCATTGCATCCGTTATGCAGAGTGCCACGCACAGCGCCAGTGCTGTGGTCATGGTCAAGGACTGGCTTAGTCAGGGGCAACTGGCAGATGGCACATCGGTTACTCTGTGCTACTGCTAGTCGTTCCCGCACTACGCTAATCTCTTTCTGCTTGAGCCGCGTTGTTGATTGCATCAGCTTCCTTTACTCGTTGCTCGATCTCAGCATAGGCCGATTCAAATTCTGCGTCTTGAATGAAGCAGTGCATTGGGCCCCCCACTGCTAGGCAATCATCCCATGCTTCTGGCTTACGGCGCATCCACAATAAGCAAGCTTGCTCTAGCATTTCTACTAGCCATCGCCCACCGTAGTAAGACTGGTAGCAGTAAGCTACTGAGTCACTAAAGTGTTTCTCTTGTACGCTGTGTGCTAGTATCTTGCTTGCTGTAACTTCTCCGACTGGCTTGGCCTTGCCATCAATGACATACTTAGGCAAGCCGGGTATGTTATCAGCAGTGTCACCGTGTAGCATCTGTAACCAGAACCACTTAATACCATACTGCTTATCATTGAATAAGCTATCCTCGCCTGCAACTACTTGGTGCTGTCGGTTAGTAACCCAGTCTAAGTGTAGGCCGGGAACCATCCTCATGTCTTTATCCTGAGTGAGGATAACCACATCGCTGTATGTGTTACTGTACCAACCAAACAAATCGTCAGCTTCGGCAATGATTGTTGAGTCTACCTCGAAAGGAAACTCTTTGCCTTCCATATAGTCCCGTAAGCCTTGCCAGTTCTTAGGGCGCTTACTGTTTGCTCGCTGTCCTTGGTATGGCTTGACTCGGGCTATTGCATAGCGATGACCCTTGTTGCTACCACTAAGGGTGAGCAATACAATAGTACGCTCAGCACCCACGAGGTTTGCTGCTGCCTGTATCTTAGCTGCTAGATTAAAGCGGGCTGTACCTATGTCCGTATCGTCATTACCTGCACAGTAATAGGCAAGCCCATCACCGTCAACAAGTAGGATTCGATCTGGTGTAATAGGTACCGAACCCATTGGCTCTGCTGCTGCTGTCTTGGCAATAGCGTTAGCGAATGGGTTGCCCATTAAATGATACCGCCTAGTGCATCATTAGAAGGGGACGTCTTCCCACTCGACGGTGGTACTACCGCTGGAGTAGAAGACCCCACGTTTCCCAAGGGTGCATCCGGGTCTTCGCCTACATCAGGCAAGTCAAGTGCTACCCCACCCGCTACTAGCAGGGTGTGGATAGGTGAGCCAATGAAGTTGACCGCACCCTTGATCTTGTTCTGCAAAGTGTTCTTACTCTTGGCGGGTGTGACCACACCAGTCTTCTCGTCGCGGCGCTCAGGGTACTCGCCCTCAATATACAGGCTACCCCACTGCTCCATGTCTGCCTCGTTCCATAAAAAGCAACGCAAGTCAGAACGAGCCTGAGGCACAGCAATGTCTACCCACCCTGTCTCGCTGTCCTCGTCTTCCTTGCGGGGCGGGGCAATGGTATAGCCGCTAGCATTACGCAAGGTAGCGTCGATGCGGTCCTTACCCATACGATCTTTCCACGTATCGTGTACTACCTCTACCTTGTATCCCTCGCCAAGCAACTGCACGATATGCTGTGCGTCTTGGCGGTAGTTCATACGCTGGAACAGCTTGAAGAAGTTAGCCTTCTCGTTGAGGCTATAGGTTTCTGTGACCGTGACGCGATGGGGTTGGGCCTCGGCATCAGTAGCATGGCGCTTGCCTACCAGTTCAAAGATCAGCATTACCTTTTCTTTAATCTCTTCCTTGCCCTTCATCACGCCGCGCTGCTTGCCACACTCAACGTACCCAATGAAGCGAGCCATGCCCGGCCCCGCTGCTGGGGGTGAGTAGTCACCGCCACCTGTCGTTGCTTTAGTTTGATCTGCGCCATTGGCTACGGCCTTAGCGCCTAGTGCTTTGAAGTCTACCATTTAGTTTCCTTAGTTACTGTACTGTTTGCGGGTACTCGCTCTACGTGCAACCCGCCCTCTATCACTACGGCCATCCGTATAGTTGTGATGCTGTTGTCCGACTGGGTACAACCCATGAGCAGTAGCATGTAGCTTGTTAGCTGAGCTAGTGACCCACTCTAAGTTACCCAGTCGGTTGTCTGTCTTGTCTGCGTTCCTGTGATTTACTTCCATGTACTCTTTAGGTACACCCAAGAACACCTCAGCCACTATGCGGTGTACGCTGTGGCTTTTAACACTGCGTTTGCCTAGTGTCCATGACACGAGAGATACATTGCTGTAGCCTCTACTATTTGGATTGGGTTTTAGAGGACCCTTGGGTCCATACACCACACCCGCAGTGTCTACACTATAGTTTGGGTAGTTGGGAATCGAACGACGGGATATACCCGTCAAGGTAGTTGTCACGTATATACTTTCTATAGGGCAGTGTTGCTTCTTTTAATCCAGCAATCGGGTCTTCGTCCATCATACTGCTACCCCAGCTAGTATCGCTGGGTACAGGTACGGCGATAGGCCATTTGAACCACCACTCCATGAGTGTGCTGGCCTCTGTCATTGCAGCATGTAACATAGCTGCTGCTTCTAGTCCTACGCTAGGGTCAGCATCAATGTAAGCTGCATCGTGTACTGTGTTTACTATCAAAGCTTTGCCACCGAAGTTGCTATTAGCATAGAACGATCTAACGATCAACCACATAGCAGCTTTCATCCACTCCCCGCCTGCACCTTGACAGACATAGTTCCGTATCTCGGTGGGCGAGAAGCTTGATGTGATACCTTTCTTAACGAGGTACTCAGGCGATGGCGCTTCTGTGTAAGAGTAAAGTTTACCATCCGGCGTCCTGTAAAAGCTTTCACGAAGGTGGCACACGACTCCCGGAAAGTCCGGGTGCTGAATGTGTCTACCGGGTTTTCCATTAAGCTTAATCTCCTGAGTAATGTCGCCGTAGTATTGTGGTATCTCTGGGTACCGTGCATCCTCAGCATCGCTCAGTGCTTGCACCTCATCGACTGGCATACCTGTTGACTCTGCAATCTTCTTAACCCCCGCACCATAGGCACGCTGGAAGCTAAAGATTTTTGCTACGGTACGCTTGTAGTCCCACTCCTTAACGGGTGCAACGTAGGTACCATCAGCCGCCTTGTATCCCTTGGCTAGGTTGAAGACCTCTTGGTAATCCATGTGCTCTTTAGCAGCAAGGCGTACAACGTGCAAGTCCATGCCACTCCTAAGGTCTTCGATCAACTGCTTGCAATTAGTAAGCACAGCCTGAACGTACACCTCTAGCGAACTAAAGTCTGACTGAATGATCTTGCCATCCTTGAAGCGGCTAACGAACAAGGTCTTAACGTCTGACTTGTTACCCTTGGGTATGTTCTGTAGATTAGGGTTGCTACTACTCAGCCGTGCTGTTACTGTGCTGCACATGTTAAGCATGTGGTGTATAAGACCTTCGTCATTAACCAGCGTCAACATCCCGGACTCTTTACCTTCCTCATCCTTGCGGTAGTAGTAGGTACCCAAGTCTTTAGTCATAGCCATTAACTCAGCGTATGCTTTAAGGAAGGGTACGCCGCTATCCTTTAGCTCCTCTATCACATCACTGCTCGTACTCCACACACCGGGGTCAGCACCTGCCCACTTAGCCTTGGGTTTAGTGTAGCCCTTGAAGGTATAGGGTCGGTCAACCTCACGGGACTTGGGCTTGCTTGTATCGTCAAGTTTAACCTTCTTAGTCTTGAACTCACCAGCGTTCTTGCCACCCTTGAAGGTAGCGTAGTTCAGGTTGCTCACCTCGAACGGGTCCATGAATGTAACAGTACCATCGTCGAGTAACCACCCGCTTACCTCACGTTGGGCATAAGCATAGAAGGCTTGACCTGTTGGTGGTGTCCACGTTGTAGTCCCATCCTTAAGGTCATACTCCCGGCACTTATAGTTTACTGTGCCTCCGAAGAACAAAGCACTCTTCTGCTTAGGGCTACCCCAGTTGAAGTCAAATGGTAGGTCAGGCGGTAGGTAGGCAGCAAGTCCCTCGCCTAACTCCTTGACCTTGGCCTCTAGTTCAGCAGCTAGGGTCATGCCCTTAGCCTTGTCAACGTACATGCCGTTGCGCTCTGCCTCTACTGTGAATATCAAGGCACCCATGTTAAGCAGGATACTATTAAGCTGACCGCATTGTCGTGCTCGTTGCACCTGAGCCAGCATAATTTTCTCAGTATTTTCTACGTCACCTAGCTGCCAGTCCCCGTTCTCATCGTAACCACCACACAGGTAGCGAGTAAGGAGGTCAGCGTCAATGTCAGTAGTGTCAATACCTGCTTTCCATAGCAACTTAACCTCGTCAACTTTGACGTTACCCCCATAGCGCGGGGCTACCTCGTCGAGGCTTAGCATCTGGTCCTTCTGGCCCATGCCTTGTAGTAGGTACTCAGCTAGCTGGCAGTCCCATACTAATCCCCCTTGACTAACGTACTCCATCCATGCTTCAAGGTTCTCGCTATCTTGCAGAGCGTGGAGTAAATCGAATTTAACATTGAAGCCACCAAGTAATTTAGTACCAGCAAGGACAGGCTTAAGCCAACCAGCACTGGGCTTACTACGCCCAAAGCGTACCTCAGTAACTTTAGAATCTTTGTGCTTGAAGCCATGTGTTACTACGTGGTTGGCGCTATCAAAAGGGTTAGCCTTACGCTTAAAGCTAGTCTTAGTCGTTGTCTCTGTATCCCAAGTGCAGTAACTCATGGCACATACACTCCAGTCTTACCCTCGGTAATAAGTTTACGCAACAGAACTAGGTGCCCTGCCTGCACACCACTAACTGTGGTGTTGGCTGCCTCAATCAGATGGTCAAGGTATTCCTCGGCTGTCATGCTATGTCCCGGTAGTGGTGTTCGTTAGCACTACAACTACCGACAACACCATAGACTCGGGTGTATCGCATACGATCTTCGCCTGAGCATCTATGGTTCATGTCGTGCTCGAATACACAATGCTTACAAGGTGTATCACCGTCTGTAATCTCGGTATCTTTAACTACCTTGTAGGTCTTGCCCTTAAAAGTAAACTCGCTCATGTTGCCTCCTTATATCTGCCACGTTGAGAATCAAAGAACACCTCTTGCTGGGGGCTGCCCTTCTTACCTGTTCGCACTAGCTTATTCTTAGTGGTGCCAATGTACCTACTGTTCTCTAGCACTGGGTCATTCAATGCGCCAAGTGTGATGATGAGATCAGCAGCACCTTGCTTACCCGTCTTGCTATCCTTAAGCTGCGGAAGGGTAGGGTAAGCAACACCATCACCATCTGCACTGATCTGGCTAGTAGCAAGTACACTACAGTCATGCTTAACACCCATCAACCTAGCCCACTGATACATAGCCTCAAGCAATTGGTCAGTGCGCTGGCCGTTGTTGTTAGTGTCACCACCAAACTTGATGTTGTCTACCATATCGAATAGCACAAGGGCAGGCTCGTGCATTTTCATTATGTCCTCTACCTCGTGGTTCCACATATCGTGAATGTCGAAGATGCGGAGGACACCGGGCCTACCACCTAAGGAAGTAGCATAGTCTTCACGTACCTTAGTCTTCCACTTAGGGTCAAGGCTAGGTGTATTGCTTAGCTTAACAAGGTCTTCCGTAGTGGCAGCAAGCGCAGCTTGGAAATTACGCATGACAATCTTCTTGCCCGGTCCCTCGTTGTTGAACCACAAGATGCTGCGGTTTTCACCGGGGTACAGGGCATCGACTTGTGAAGCCATGTATGTAAGCTCTGATGCACAGAAGGTAGTCTTACCTTTGTCTGGTCGTGCTGCAATGATGACGAAATCCCCGGCACGTAGTGGTTTGATATGCCGATTGAGGCAGGGCAAGCGCCAGTGTAGGCCAGTGTCATTCTCTTCTGCCTTAAGTAAGTCTTCGATTGGGTCGAGTACCTGTGGGTTCTTAACCTTACGATCTATTTGCTGTTCAAAGCGCTCCACACTATTGCGGAGTTCTTTATACAAGTCGATCTCGTCCCCGTTGTTCCACTTCTCGATCAAGCCAGTGACTACACTAGCTGTATCAGCAGCAACCAAGCGCTCCATCAACCCAGCCTCTAGCTCCGGGGCTATGTCCTCCATGCTCTTGGCTATGATGGTGGAGTACAGGGCAAAGTTATCATCCTTCATGTTAGGATGACGGAAGCCACGGTACCACGTAATGAATGGGCCGTGGTCTATGCGCTTAGCATCGCTGAACTCCCGAAAGAATACACCGAAGTCGTTGAGTAAGTCAGTTGTTAGTGGTGCAAGCGCACCCTTAGGTACGCTGCGGCGTAGCCTATCGTATCGGTCACGATACTTTAATAGGCGTAGTGTCGTTATGTCGAGCGAGATAGGCCCGTCCTTTCTTCTGCGTAAGTGCAGTTCGCCCCACTAAGTATGCGGCTTATGTGCGACGGGTCTACCCCGTAAAGCTTAGCGACAGAGCGCTGGGTTACCCCGTCCCCGAACTGGGTTCTGCGAATAGTAAGCACCTGCTCGTCTGTGAGTTTAGCAGGTGCCCTTCTCTTGAGGGCTTTGTCACGCATGTTGCCGACGTTATCCGAAACAAATAAGTGGGCAGGGTTTATACAGCGTGGGTTGTCGCATGTATGGCAGACGTGCTTGCCTTTTAACTCAAGCATGGTTAGCCCGTGTGCTGAGGCGTAGGCTACTCGGTGCATGTATTCACACTTCCGGCCTACTCTCTGTAGGGCATATGGCATCTTTGGTAAACCTCGCTTACCGTGGTCTATGCAATCTAAGCTCACTTGTATCCTTTACAATTGGAATCCATTTAGTGCTAGGCGCAGTAGGCCCACAGCATACAGCACATGCTGCTTGTACGCAGTGACCTGCTGTATTTGGGTCAGCATGACCACAGTTTAAGCAGCATTGCATCATGCTAGCACCCACACTATCTGCTTGTCTCGCTTAACACCACTGTCTTTAATCAAACCCTTGCGACGCAGCGGGGCAAAGCGTGGTGTAATGCAGTTAAGTTGGTGGCCTGACTCAGCGGCCAATTCTTTTCCTGTCCAACCCATCTCACGGGGTTCATAGTAACCGCCGCCCATAATAGCAAGCACAGACTGCTCATACTTGTTAACCTTGCGTTTACCCTTGCTGGTAACGGGGTCTGTAGTACGGCTTGTGCGCCCATCATCTACAAGCTCAAAGCGATCATGGTACCAACCACCTGTATTTTCTTTGACGTAAACATACAATTCTGTAACCCGACGTACCGTGTAAGTGGCGTTCCGTTTTAATTCACCATAACCAGACACGCACTTAACTATACTTCCTACTTTGAACATAACAACTCCTTAATTTCTGACCTGCTTAATAGCTTAGGGTCAGCCCTACTAATAATCTTCCGTGCCACGACGCCGCTAGCACGGAGCATGGCTAGTGTCTTGGTTGCTCCCTTATTACCAGCAGGGTCGGGGTCAAGCCAAACATTGACCTTACACTGACGCGCAATAAGGAGAGATAGGGTGTACCTACTTAGGCTAGTGCCTAGCATAGACCAACCCTCACCTACTAAGCCTACCTTATAGGCTGATAGTATGTCTTCTGTTAACGTAACCTCACTAGCACTACCGTACATAGGTACTACTGCGGATTTATCCAGTGGTGGCGCGAGATATTTTGGGAGCCGCTTGTCCGTGGCCCGTGCCTGCCAGAAGGCAATGACCCCAGCAGCCCCGGAAACAGGCAATACGACACGCTCGCTGGGCGGGTGGTAGTATGCCCCCAGCCGAGGCAGATCGGCGCTTGTAAGGCCCGCTTTCACGAGCCACAAACGGGACTGCTCAGGCCACTCAGACCACTGGGTTACTCTAGGTTCCGGTAAGGTACAGCTAGAGCTAACCTTGTTGTCTACCTCCGACTGCTTAGCAAGCTTGGCTAAGCGCTCAGCTAGGCTAACGGGTGGTGGTGGTTGCCATCCCTTGTCATTACACCTAAAGCAGAAGGCGCTTAAGCCCTCGTCATTGTGCTTGATAGTTAATGTACGCCCACCACCGCAGTCATGGTTAACCCTTGCGCTCTGCCCTAGGCTTAGGGATTGTGCTAATGGTAGCCATGAGTTAAGACTTAGCAAAGAAGTTAGCCATGCTGTTAAGCATACGGCGGTACCAAGGCTTAGTGCTAGCCGTTTGGTATGGCTTGTTTGGGAATGTATAGCCCGGCAAATCCTGCATGAAACCACCACGGATAAGGCACCAGTCTAGTAACCAAGTGTTAGTCTTGCTTAGGTCTACCCGGGGGCTGAGCTTTTGTACTCGTGCAACAGGTTCATCGCTGCCCAATATACGGCGAGAGTTAATGTCGAAAGCGTTAGTGCGCCATGCTTTTTGTTTGTTTGGTTTGGTTTTCATAGTATCGTTTAGGTGGTTATGAATTTCTTCAGGATTTCTACTTGCTTGTCTCTCATAGCATCATAAGCAGCAACACCACCAACAGCATAAGCAGCATAAGCAGCACGAGCAGCATAAGCAGCATCAGCAGCATGAACAGCAGCACGAGCAGCATAAGCAGCAGCATCAGCATAAGCAGCACGAGCAGCATAAGCAGCAGCATCAGCATAAGCAGCACGAGCAGCAGCATCAGCAGCACGAGCAGCATAAGCAGCAGCATCAGCATAAGAAGCAGCACGAGTAGCAGCACAAGCAGCATTCAACTCTTCTTGTGTAGCTTCACCGTTAGCAAACCTCTCGGCTACATTAAGTGCAGCAATACTCCTTGGGTCTTTCATAAGGTGCTGCACTTCACGAGCGAAAGCGACAGCTAAGAGGCGCTTCTCCCTGTCAAAGCCATCTACTGCTTGTAAGCACCACAAAGTATCATCTAAACCGTTGCTTTCAAGTACGGTTAACAAATCAAGTTCAACGTCATCTGCTTGAACCTTACCGAGATGTTTCAACAGCCTAGTCCAACCAGAAGTGCAAGGTGATTGAGAACGGATTTTGTTTAGGGTAGTTTTCATACAGCAGGTACCACAATAACGAGGCAAGCAAACACTGACTTAGCTTTACGCAAATCCTCAGCATGTACGTTGCTTAGCTTAGCTGCCTCTATAAGGCAGGCTTCGTTAGATTTGAATGGTTTAATCGGCTCGGGTAGGTCCAAACCTACCATAGCGGCGTAACTCAACACTACGAGAATAGATGAGATCATGTTAATCCTTTAAGACCTACAAAGTGTAGGCTCAAGGCCCCGCTTGTGGCAGGGCCAAGAGTCTAGACTCTACCTAGCTAGTCCGAGTACCAACCAGCAAACCTGTCTGGCGGTACCCACATACAAGTCTTACCCCTAGCCCAACAATCGGGCCAGTCCAGCAGGGTCAACGGTAAACCATCAAAGCCATTCTGCCAAGATTGTCTAGCCCTGTGTGTTGAGTAAGGGTTAGGCAGCATGATTACTCGGAATCTGGGCCTGCATCAGCTTCTTCTTGCTCTTCTGGAGCAGCGCCGACAATAGAGGCAGGGTAGATAACCACAAACTCTTGATCGAAGCCTGTACCAACAGACAACTTAATCATAGCGGCTTGCTTCTTAGTCACGCCAGCCTCGTTAGTAACAACACAAGCGGGCTTGATAGCAACCACTGTGCCCGTCTTTTGCACAGGCTCAGTCGTAGCAGTGCGGCGACCGTAGTTAAAGAGTACGTCAGAGCCTACTTCGGGCAATGGTGCTTCTTTCTTGACGGCCTTAGTTACAACAATGTCATTCTCGATGTTGTAAATCTTGGTATTAAGCAGAGCGATTTGAGCAACGATCTTAGCGATACGCTCTTCTTTAGTCAAGACAACAGGAGTAGACACGGTAGTAGTAACATCAGTCATGGATTTTCTTTCATTTAGGTTAAGCAGTAAGGCAATGCGCCCATACCGAGTGCAAGATGCACTTACAAGAGGACTCATAGAATCCCCAAGTAGCTACAACTTAAGCTTTGATTTGCAATACACCGTCGATAAACTCGGGCTTGCCAGTAATTTGGATCACTTTAGTAAAGTGAGTACCAGCAAGATACATACGCAAGTAGTTTTCAGCTTGCCACCACCGCAGCCATTGACGCAACGTGTGAGACTCGTAACCGGGGTCGCCTAAAGTAACACCAGTCTCTAGGTTCTGGATACAGAAAACATGATGCTCACCGTGACCATAGCCAACAACTAACCAAGGATAGT